TACGGGAGCTTCGCGAACTCCGTGTGGTCGTGAATATTGGGGGCCTTCGCATCCAGCGAATCGCCAAGGCCCTCAACGTCACCCATCTGCAATTGCTGGTAATGCTGATGCTGCCCCATTGAACGACCTTACTTCTTGCTGACGAGGATTCGGTGCGAGGCGTTCGCCGGGACGGCCGAACCGAAATCGACGGCCACCGTGTTGACGCTCGGCCGAGTGACAACAGGGAAGACCGTCTGCCCATTCGAAATCTGAACCACCTCGACATCGACATCGAGGCTGTTCAGGTTGTGGGTAACCGTGAACGTGCTTGCCGTCGCGTCGCCAACATTGGTCTTAAAGCTGCCGGTGCCGGTAGCCGATTCGAGCGCCGTTACGCGGTCCCCGAGCGTGGTCAGCGAGTTCGTGACCGTGGTCGAAAAGTCCGCGTCGTTACCGAGCGCGGCGGCCAGCTCTACCAACGTGTCCAGCGCGGTGGGCGCAGCGCCGACAACAATCTGGACGCGTTCGTCAACGGCGGTCGTGAAATCGGAGAGAGTGGAGACGGTTTGCTGCCCGGTGTGATTCGCGCGGGAAAGTGCGCTCGCAACCGCTGCATCCATCTGCGACTTGATCGGAACGTCGGCCGACTGAGAGGCGGCCTGCGCCTGCACTTGGCCGTGGAAAACATGGCGACCCATTGGTTACTCCTACGAAAGGCGCGCGGTCCCGCGCACGTCGGTATCGAAGCCGAGCTGCACGGCCGTATTGGACGGGTGCGTGATGTCGGGGTATTGGCGGACGCCCATGTGGTCAACGACCTCGATGCCGGAAGGCACGAATGACAGGCCATGGGTGATCAGCCAGACCGTAGACGGCTCGATTTGCGTGTATTGGTACGAAAGCGGACCCGACGGACCTCCCCCGCCATTTGACGGCGGGCGTTGCGCCTCAGTAAGGATTCCGTCTGCGTTGAGCGTGGCAACGCCGGACGGGATACCAAGCTCATTGCGCTTGACGTAGTCCGGCAATCCCCAGCTCGGCGGATTCTCCGCGTCACCGTCAGGTTCGTCGGTGAGCAGGCTCTCCACCTGATACGGACCGGGCTCGGCCGGTACGTCAATTCGATAGGTCTTGTGCAACCACACCCGCACGACGTAATGCGCTGCGTATCCGGCCGACCGGCGGAGGTTCAGCTCCCAATCGCCGTTCGAGTCAGTGAATGTGCGGTCCACGCCGGGGGGCGTACCAATCACGGGGAGAACCGCATTGGTCGGGTGGAGCGTCGCGTAAACAAGACGCCGGGCAATCGGGGCCAGCGTCTCAGGATCGAGTGCTCGCCCCTGAATGCGCGTCATGCTTACTCCTGATAGTCGTGTAGCTCGGTCACGCGAGGATCGGAAACCGGGGTGACCTTCGAACGCGCGATTAGCGTCAATACGAGCGACACGACGCCCGCGACCGCCGTAGCGATTGTGGCGAGCGTCGTGTCGTCGAGTTGCACCCAGCCAATAGTGACGGCGGCGGCGAGCACGGCCTGAATTGCGGAGGCAATTGCCACCGGTTCAGGCCGTCGTCCCGTGATTCCGTCGTCCATTAGCGAGTGCTTTCCCATTACTCGGAAGCGGAGGCGTCCGAGCCCTGGCCCTGGACCTCGCTGCCAAGCTCGGTGAGCTTCTCCTCGACCTCGGCGGCCTTCTCCGGCTCGACCTCGCCCGAGCCCTGCGCGGAAACGAGCAGGTTGCGAATGCGCTCGGCGCGCGCATTCACCTCGGCCGCGTCGGTCTCGTCGTCCGACTTGATGTACGCCTCAAGGGCGTCAAGCTCGGAGTCGAGAGCTGCGAGGGCGTCCTGGTTCTTAGCCATTTGAATCTCCATCCATTTCATTCTGTTGGACAGTATTGCGTTGCGGCGCTCCTGGATTTGGAGACGCCATTCCAGTTCCGCGACTTGTTGATCGCGAGCACTGAAAGGATCGAGCCAACCCATTTAAGCTCCACAGTCGGGTTGAATGGGATACGGATTTGCAGTGCGTTGCGCATCTGCCGCATTGAGGGAGTCGATATAGCGCTGAATGGCTCCCCCTCCATTTCGTCCGGGGGCGATGACGGCGGTCAGCAGTTCGCGCTGGGCTTGCCGTTCCGTTGCGGCGGATTCCTGGCGCTCCTGGATTGCGCGCATGAACTGGGCATTGAATTCGGTTTGGCAATGCGTGGCGCGCTTCGCCTCCGACGCCTGGTATGCCAAACCCATGACCGTCACAATAGCGAGAAGGATGACGACCACGCCGATTACGTTGTCACCGACGGAGGTCCGCCGGACGGTCGATGTTTCGGTAATGACGACCTCCCGGCCAGCTCTGCCAATGAAGTACCCCACTAGCAGACCGGCCAAAGCCCAAAGTGCGGACGACCATATGTAGGTCACGGCGCGACTCCCGGCGGTTGCGGAGGTGCGGGCGGTTCCGGCGGGGCATCACCCGGAGGGTTTGTGGGACCGCGCCGCAATGCGAGTGCGCCGCCGACGATCGTCATAAACACAAAGTTGAGAGTGCTGTCCGGCTGATACTCGCTGAGAAAGATACTGGCGACGAAATTTGACGCCCACACGAGGGAGACCAGAATGACGATCGCGTTTGCCAGCGGCTTGGGAATCACGGCACTGGCCCACTCTCCGGAGACAACTCTCTAAAGAAAGTCGCCATCCCGTATACGGCGATTGCCAATGCCGCCAGGTTCACGTACAGGCGGTAATGAGCATAATCGTTAGAGTCGTCGATCTCAGTAGGCGCCGGGATACCGAACGCGTCCATTTACAGCCCTAGCTTGCCCAGGGTGGCCCGTCCAGCGATGCCGTCGACTACCAGTCCGGCGCGGCGTTGCAGCTCCTTCACGCCCGCCTCAGTGCCCGCACCGTAAATGCCGTCGACCGCGAGGTGCAGGAACGGATACCAGGCGTTGAGGACCCGCTGCAATTGCTTAACCTTGTCGCCGGTGCTCCCGCGCTGCAACACGGTGTCGGAGCTGGCGGGCGGAGGCGGTGCGCCAATTCCGCCTCGGAGCTTGCGCGCAACGGCGGCTACTTGCGCGGTACTGCCGACCAGCTCGAAATGCATTTCGTCGGGTCGGGAGTACACGCCGCCCCACCGGACGACGCCGCCGCACTCATTCACAATCGCATTGATCTCGCGGACCTGCGCAGCATTGAACGTCCCCCTCTTCCCGAGGGGGTGCTTCGGCGCATTCACGTCGATTGCGGCGGCGGCGGCGTGATTGCTCAATTGCGTTGAGGTGCCACGGATCTCCCGGAACGAATAGCCCCAGCACCATCCCTGCACCAGCTTTTCGACTCGATTATGGAATTGTTGGGCCACGTATCCGAGCACGACCGAGGCATCGCCCGCCTTTACACCGCCGGGGAACTTGACTCCCGCGACCGCGAAATTGGCGTCGACTCCGATTACCTTTTTGTCGCCGGATGCGGGCCAACCGTTTTGAGCGGTTGGCACGGTTCCTCCTTTACTGGAACTTCGGCAGTGCGATATCGACACCGAGCGATTCGGCGTCGGAGACTTGGGTCCTGACGAGTTCGGGCGCCAGGTCGATGTAGGTGTAGGGACCGTCGCCCTGGACCGTGACGTCACTCTTCATCGGCTCATTCACGACCGGCGTGTTCCGCCGGACCGCCTTTACAAGCCAGTTCACTTCCAGCACGTTCGAGTGGGAGGCGCCCGCGCGGATCTGGAATCGGCCGTTCTTGGGATATGTCGCGGCGAGTGCCGGGATGGCCTCTTCAAAGTTCGGCGTTTGACGCTTGTACTTGTCGCCGGTTCGGACGTCGGTGTATTCGAGGGTCGGCCGCTTGGGCACGAACTTGTTCTTGATCTTCGGGGCCGGCCGGTCGAGGGTCGCGACGACCGGCGTGAGGATGACGACGCGGTTCTCCTCGGTGCAGAGGCTTTCGAAGTACGGCGGCAATTCGACTTCGCCGTACCCGTTGATGAGCGAACACGTGCCCCAATACTCGACGCCTGCGACGGGGCTTTCCGTGCTGGCATGGACGAGGTATCGGTCCGGGTCGTCCGGGTGGTCAATGACGAATGTCTTGCCGACCCCGTTGTTGAAGATGCCGTTAGAGCCTGCCGGGCCGCATTGAAGTCCGTTGTTGAACGCCGTATCGCCGAACCAGCCAACACCGTCCGGGGTCATCAGAAGAACGAGCTGGTTGTTCTGTGCGCGGATTTGCACGGAATTGTCGGACCCGAGGGCGTAGTACGGGTCATTGCCCGTGGTCCCGCCGCTAATGGTGACCTGGCCGTTGGCCAGTGCCTCGACACCGGGGCCGTCGGGAATGTAGAGGCCGAAATACTTGGCGCCGTTGGTTGGGTTGTGCCCCATCTTCAGCATGGCGCCGAGTTCGGTATTGGCGCCGCTCACCGGGCGGAAGCCCATCCAAATTGCGGCTGCGCCGGAGGTCTCGTTGATGACCTCCATGTGGAGGTATGGCCCGTTCCGGACGTTAGTCGGGGAGACGTGGTAGAGGTCCATGACCGGGCCGACGCCGCCGCCGGTCAGATCCGAGGTCCACGTCCGCAGAATGTATTGCTGATTCGACGTGTTCGGATACATTTTGTACGCGCCGATGGCGCCGTCCATGAGGGCGGTCGGGCCGAGGCCCACGCCGGACCCGGATTCGATGGTGCCCTTGAGGTAGGCGGCGCCGGTGGTGCCGCCGAAGCGCGCGACGAGAATGCCGGTCGAGTTGTATGCCTGAAAGCCGTCCGACGGGTGCATTTCCGATCGGGCACCATTCGCGGTACCGGCGATGATGCGCTTGGTGATGATCATGTCGGCTTCGAGCTTGGCCGCCGTGATGGCGCCCGCCTGGATCATTCCGGCAGCAATCGCGTTCGCCGCGATCTTGTCCGACGTGATGTTGAGCGCGAGGATCTTGTCCGCCGTGACCGCATTGGCCGCGATCTTCTCGGCGCTGATCGCGAATGCGGCAATCTTCTCGGCGGATACGGCTTCGGCCGCCAGCTTCTCGGTGGTAATTGCGCTCGCTGCGATGTTCCCGGCCGCGACCGCGTTTGCCGCCAGAAGCTCGGTGACGATGGCACCGGCAGCGATCTTTTCCGTCTGGACGGCGCCGTCAATGAGCTGGGCGGCCGAAACCGATCCGTCGGCCAGCTTGGACAGGTCGATTGCCTGGCCTTGAATCTCGGCGGTGCCGACCGCACCGGCGGCAATCTTGGCCTCGGTCACGGCGTCGTTGGCGAGCTGCAATTCGCCAATGGCGCCGTCGAGAATGTCTTGCCCGACGAGCTGCGACGGGACGCCGGTCCGCACTTCCGACGGCGCCGATTCCGCCCCGGACAGGTTCACCGACGTCAGCCAGAATGTGTACACATTTCCGACGGTGGCGGGGGAGTAGATGTAGATGCTGTTTTCCCGGCCCACAATCGAGCCGATCTTGACACCGGCGGTCCCGTCCGGCGAGACGTAGACATTCAGGTGCGAGAAGTCGGCAGGCCAAGAGCCGGTGGTCGGGCCGTCGCTCTCCACCTTCACGTGGCCGAGGCCGCCGGTCACAATCGGCGGCTTGGGCACCGTCGGGGGGAACGTCCGGTAAATGGGCGCGCCGCCGACGTAGGACCCGTCCGGCTGCTTTCCGATCCGCGTCCGCTCGTTGCCGTCCGCGTCATAGAACGAAATGGAGCCATTCTCGACGGAGCTGTTACCGAGCTGGCCCGTCCGCAAGCCTTGCTCGATTGTCTCGATGCGCTGCTTGAGCTTCGCCAATTCGTCGGTGAACTGGACTGTCTCCAGCGCGCCGGTGCCCGCCGTGTTGACCTGCATTGCGCTCCTTAAATCTCCGACTCGGCGGCGGTCGCATTCGGCCCGTAGTTGAATTGGTCGGAGCGGCGCACGGCCAGCTTCGCGAATCCGTCATCCGGCGCCCACGTGATAGAGGTAATTCTGTGCCAGAGCTTCAGGGTCCCGATGTAGGGAATCTGCGCCTGGATCAGAATGTCATCGCCGACAGCGAACGAACCAATGGGGGCATTCGGATGATTAGCGTCGACAGTGATGGATTCGACGGAAGTGACTGCCAGGCGGCGGGTCAATTCGGCGCGGGCCACTGCGTTTGCCTGAGTCGCGTTAGTCACGGTCTGATCTGTGACGGCAACGACCCGTCGGAGCCGCCGAGGATTCCTCCCACCCGCGTACCCGCGAATCGAATCACGCCCCTCCCCGGAGCCGCGCACAATCACCTGGGAGGCGTACTGGTCGGGAGTTTCCCGAGCGAACACAGCTTCCATGAGGTTTTCGTCCTCGACAAAGCGGAGGTCGAACCGCCGTGTTCCTAGCCGGGGGAATCCGAGTTGCACGTGATGGTCGACGAGGGTGCGACCGGCATTCCACGTGCAGACCTCGACGTAGTCGATTGGGGCTGCGGCGGCGAGTGAGTCAATCTCGGACCCGCAGTCCTTTTCGTCCCACCACACCAGCTCGTAGGGCTTCGCCGCGACGTACTTCACGACGGGCAGCGTTTGCGTCGCGTATTGCTTGCCGAAAACCTTTGCGCGGTACAGGTCCCCGACCTTGGGATACATGACCTGAATGTTTTGGTAGGTCTTCGCGGTGTAGCCGAGCTGCTGCAATCCGGCCCAGGTCCCCGAGAACGCCTCATTCTGCTTAACCATCACCAGCGTCTCGTCCTCGATGACGCTCTTCATGTCTTCGGGCTGGCCTTGGTCATCGAGGGTCGGCTTGCCGGGGACGTCCTTAACCTTTTGGACGCCGTCCGCGTCGATGTCGAATTCCCACCGTTCGGGATCACCGAGGCGCAGCGGGGTCGCGGTATTCGAAACGGTCACGCCCATGTTGCCGTCGGGGTAGGTCTGCAAGTGCGACCAAATGCGGCGGATGATTTCCGCAGGATCGATCAGGATTTCCTGCAACTGGCTCATGTACGGGATTCCGGCCGGGTAACCGGTCACGCCGATGCCGTCGATAATCAGGTCTTCGCCGTCAACGGCGAGCGGCTGCACGATTACCGAGGCGCGAATGAGTCCGTCTTGTTCGACGTGAATCCAGGTGGACCACGCGTCGAGCTGGTATTCGCGCGCCTCCGGGTATTCCGGACCCAGCCGCGCCTTGAGCAGGGTCGGCCCCGAAAGGGTGTAGGTCAGCTCGACATCGGTCAGCGGCAAATCCCAGTCCTTGAATTCGCCGCTAATGGTGTCCTGCACGATGAACCGCAATCCGCGGCCCGACGGCGGAATGTACTGCGGGCTGACCAGCTCGAATTCCGGAGGCGGCGACAATCGACCGCCGGCCTCGAAGTGGAAAACGAAGTTGTCCAGCGAAAGTTCGAGCGTTGTGTTGACGTTGTGCCGAACACTGCTGGTTGTATTCGCCTTCGCGATGTTCAATGCGGTGGTCACCGTTTGCGAGTTGCGGTGAACCCCGGTCCGCGCATTGAACAGCATCATCGTCGTCGTCCGCGTGCTGGCCACATTCTTCTGGCCCGTTACGGCGCTTGTGAGCCCCAGCTCCGTCGTCGTGTCGGCCATCTACTACTCACTTCCGGACTATTAGATGGAGCCCTGCGAGACGGTATTCGTGAGCGTGTACGTGCCCGCCGCACCGAACGTCTCAGGGGCCGGGAGAGCGCCGCCGCAGAAGAACGAACCCCCGGTGGCCGCCGTCCAGCGGCCCCAATGGGTAATGGTGTTTCCGGCCGGGACGTTCAAGGTCGCGCCGCTGTTAGTCGCACTGCCGGTCGTGGAGGCCGGGAATGCCGAAGCGACGCGGCCGTAGGTGCCGCCACTGATCTCGTTCGCGCCGGTCGTGCTCGGGTCGGCCGAATGGAGCGAGAAGTAGTCCGCCGCCGCGTTCTGCGCAACAGCGTTGACGGCCTTATTGCGGAAGTCGATGGAGTTAGCCATAGCCGTAAGTCCTTACTATTGCCGGATGACCGATCGGTACATCGCACTGTTTTCCGATGGAATCAAGCTGACAGCGGATAAGTTCATTGACGATGGCTTGCCCGTCGACATGTTCTTTTCCATCACGGGGGGCACGTGGCCCGTCACTGTGAACCAATACGGCACCTGGACTCAGGACGACCCCACCGTCGCATTCCGAGACGTGACGAACCCGCGCGAGTACAGCGAGCCCGACGTCTTTAACCTGGTACTCACCCCGCCTTTTGCTTGAACTTAATCTGCATCTTGACCTGCGTGGACTTCGTCGCGAGCAACATGCCCGACGGGAAACCGGGCAGGCACTTGAATTGCAGCGCCCAAGTCAGGGTCTTTCCGCGCAGGTTCGCGGGAATGGCGACGTCCTTGCGGACCGAGGTAATCGAGTTCCGCACGGTGGCATTCGGCCAGTCACAGCGCCACGGGTGCTCCCACATCTGCAACCCGCCGATGACGAGGCGCAGGAAACCGCCCAGGGAGCCAAGCCGGAGCTGTGCATTCGACACCGTGATCTCGATGTCGGCGTAGTTCGCCCACTCGGGGACCTTGATGTTCCACGCCGCGCTGCTCGGCCAGGTGAAATAGTCGGTTTGCGTGGGCGGGCACGGCTCGCCGTCGTTGTTGTCGCCGTCGTCGCCGGTGCCGGGGCACACCACAACCGGGTCCGGCTCCTCGCACTCGCCGTCGCCGTCGTCAGAGCCGGGCGGGGGCTGTGTGCCGGTCGTCGGGTTACAGACCGAGCGCAGGTCGGTAATCATGCTGGCGGTGACCGTGCCGGTGTTCGCCGGAATGGTGAGCTTGCCCAGCGTGATTGCCGAGTAGCCCAATTCCAGCTCATGAATGCTGCGAATGGCGGGGTCAACGCCCTCGACAACGCGCGGGAACACGTACGGCCCGTTGGTGACGTCGGCCGGGGTGTTCCACGGCTCGCCGCTGATGTGCGGATTCTCGACGCGGGCAATGACGAGGTCGGTACGCGGCCCCGAGCTGCCGGTGGGGGTAATCGGCACCTGCGTTTGCTCGGACGAGCGCATCACGTAGGACTGAAAGTCCCCACCGAGCGCGCGATTGCGAATAGTCGCGGCACCGGGCATCACGTTGATTGCCCCGCCGGGGACCGGCAGTGCCGCCAGCGCCAGCGAGGCCGACGTGAGCACGCCCTCCTGGCCGCCGGTCGCCAAATAGGCAATGAGCCGTGCCGACTCGGCAGAGTGCATTGCACCGCCCTCGACAAACCACGGCACACCCTCGAAAGCCATAGCGCAGCCCTTTCCTAGTAATTCTTGTGCGTGTTGCGCCAGGCAATCGTCATTTGCGATGTCCCGGTCGGGTCAATACCGCTCAACACGACCTCGTGCGGGCCAGGGGCCAAACGGATTTCAGAAAGTCGCGGAGCATCGGAGTTCAGCCTACCGGCGACATTCACGGTGCTGTTCTTGCGGACGCCTCGCGACCAAGGCCGCGAGTCGATTACGAGCCATTCGTCGTGGGCGAGGTCGATGTCGACGGTCGCCGACCATTCCCCGACGACATTGATCTTCGGCTTCTGAATGGGGCCGTTGATGAGGAAAATCGGCCAGCACGCGACGGTGCCGCCGACGATGACGTCTCCCGGCCCGTATGAAATGCCGAGCGTGGAGAGCGGTGCCTCCAACGGCGCGAGCAGCCCGCCGCCCTGAACCGGGATGATCGACACGGTGTTGTTGAGTTCCGTGTCGGCGTAGAAGTTCGGATCGACGGTGACGAATTCGGCCGTCGCGTAGATCCAGCCGCCCTTGGTGCGCTCGGAGGTCGTAGCGAACTTCCGTGCGCGCCCGTAGCAGCGCCGTACGCGGCCGTTCCGGGCCATCCGCAGGGTGGACACCTTGCCGGGCGTCAAACGCGTCTCATCGGCCGACCAGGCGTCAGTGAGCGTGTCGAGGACATCGAGCGCCTTGCCGCCGTCGCGGTGCGGCGACTCGGCAATCGCGATCTCGAATGTGATGGTGCGGTTCGACTGAAAGTCTCGGCCGAACCGCACGCCGTCGGCGCGGGGGAGCTGCGAGTCGGTGGAGATGATGCCGACCTCGCCGACCGTCACGTCAGTGACGATTACTGACGTCCCGGTCCCGAACCGATAATCGTCGAGCGTGTAGGCCAAGTCCGGCAGGTCCGCCGTGCTCGGCCCATTCAGCGTGCCCGTCGCAATAGGCAGCGAAGAGGTGGGTGCCCCGATTGCCATTCCGCTCCCTTACCGCGAGTAGACGCCACGACGGGTGTGCCGCAGCTTAAACAGGGCCTCATCCATCATGTCCTTTGTGGTGGCGCCCTGCGGCGTCGTCACGTACATGTTCCCGACAAGCGGCTGTGCGGGCTCGGAGGTATCCGAGGTGCCCGCCATTGCCATCTGCTTGTTCCAATTGACGAGCTTCGGGTCGACGTCAATCTTGGCCGTGTAGTTCGCGTCCATGTCGATGTCGTTGAATGCCGACGTGATCCCGTTCGCGTACTTCTCCGCCTCGGCAGCCATTTGCTTTGCCGCCTTGGCGACGTCGTCGGTGCTGTCCTCGATGCCCTTCGCCATACCGAGGCCCGCGAATCGGCCAATGGCGAGGAACACCTTGGACGGCGAAGCGACGCGCAGCGTGCTCGACGCCGCCGATGCCGCCGCCGCCGCGAGGTTGCTTGCCGCGATCTGCACGTTGCCCACCTGCGATTGCAAGCCCTGTGCCAGCGCAAGACCAATGTTCGCGCCGAGGTTGTAGAAGAGCGTGACCGCCTGGTTCAGAACGTTGGCCGCAGCCTGCATCGCCTGCGCCACGATGTTGGGCACCGGCGCCAATCCGTTTTGGAAAGCGACCCCCATATTGGCGGTGCCGACGTCGACGGCCTGAACGCCTTGGTCCATTCCAGTCGAGATCTCCGTGTTCGACCCCTCCATTGCGCCTCGCGCCTTTTCCTGCGCGCCCTGCGCCCATTCGTCCCAGCGCTGATTCATCCGCTCGAACGCGTCGAGGTAGACCTGGTCGATCGCGTCAAAGTTGCCCGTGAAGAGATTGACCAGATTTTCGAGGAACGACCCGACCAAATCGGCAATGTTCGTGATGATCACGCCCACGCCCTCGACCATTGATTGGAAAGTTCCGGACACCATTTCGGCGAGTCGCCCGAGGAATCCGAGGAATCCGCCGCCCCCGCCGCCGCCGCCCCCGCCGCCCCCGCCGCCGCCACCGGTCCCCAGAATTTCCTGGATGGTGGTCATCGCGACGGTCACGCAATCGACAAGACGTTGGAATTCGGCACAGGCGTTCGTCACGAAATTCGTGATCGTGATGAGGGCATTCCCCAGCGAAGTGGTGAAGGCCGTCTCGATCTGCGGGAGCATTGTGGTCACGGTGTCGACGCACGCCTGCAAGTTCGTCTGGAAAGCAACAACCCAGGCCGCCGCATTCGTGTTGATCGATGTCGTCACGGCCAGCAGATTCGTGTCGAAAGCCTGCGTGATCAGCAAAAGCTGCGCGTTGACCGTCGCGAGAATGGTGGTGAAGCCAGTCAGGAAGGCGGCGTTCGCATTCGTCATTCCGGTCTGAATCGTGACCAAGAGGGTGTCCGCGAACCACGTAGTGACGAGCGTATTCAGGAGCCCGAATTGCGTGGTCCACAAAGCCTGCCATGCCGTCCATTCGGTCGTCATGGCAATCTCGATGTTGTCGAGGCCGAGTTGGAACGCCGTTTGCAGTTCGACAAACCGGGTCGCCGCATCGGTCGTGATCAGCCCGAAGATGCGGTTGAACTCGGTTTGCAGGAACGTGAGCTTCTCGGTCCAAATAACCCCGATGGCGTCCCACTTTGCGGGCAGTTCCTCCGCCCGCGCGGTGAACCATTCATCCCAGGCCGTCTGGATGATCAGGAGCTTGTCCGCGATCGACGTTTCCATGTCGGACATGCCGAGCCTGGTCGCCGCGACGATGGCGAGCATGCCAATACCGACCTCGGCCGCCATCAGCGCCAGCGGCTTAATCAGGACGGTCGCCAGGCCGACGGTGCCGAGACGGATTGCGGCCTGCACAAGGCCCATCCCGATTCCGACCGCCAGGACGATGGCGCCCATGCCGAGCGCGGCGTTGGTCGACGCCGTGTTCAGCTTGTCCTTGATGATCTGCGCAAAGTCATCGAGGATGCCGGGGGCTTCGTCGTTGATCTTGCGCAGCTCGGTAAGAATTGCCTCCGGGATCTGACGGCCGTAGGTCTTCGCCGATTGGATCGCGTCCGCGAGCTGGCGCCGGATCATGTCCGCCAGGCTGAGGCCGTCGCCCGCGTCGAGCTGTACCGGAATGACAATCGGCTCTTGGTTGCGGAGAGCGTCCAGCTCGGCCGGGTCGACGGTGAACGTGACCGGAATGGTCTTCGCCGCGAACAGCTCGTCCCAGTTGTCCGGCAGCGTGACATTGAAGGTGACGCCTACTTCGGTGTCCTCGAAAGTGGGCGCGTCGGTAGGGATGTTGTAGGTGAAATTGACGATGACCTCGCGCGGGGACGCAAGGGGATTCTGCGCCGTCGGGCCGACGAGCTTGTCCCAGTCGCCACGGAACTTCCAATCCACGGTGACTTCGCGGGCGGCCGGGCCGCCCTCCGGGCTGAGGAGATCCTGATTCTTTAGGGCGTCCTTGAACGCCTGTGCGATGGCATCGCTGATTGCGTCAATGACGCTCTGGTCGCCGTAGGCGTCCTTGATGCCTTGCTTGACGTCCTCGGTCAGCTTCTCCTTGTCGAAATCGACAGTGATCGTCCGGAGGCCGAGCACCTTGGACAAACCATCCGAGAGCAGGCTCGCGACCGGGCCGACGAGGGACGACGCAATGTCGATCCACTTGCCGGGCCCGATGGTGTTGAACGCGTCGAGAAGTTCCTCGCCGAGGCCGACAAAGGAGAGGAAGTCACCGAACTTCTTCTTCTTGCCGCCCTTGGTCTTGACGTCGCGGTCGACGTCAATGTCGGGAATGTCCAGGCCGCCGCCAGCGCCCTTGCTGAAGAAGTCGCCGAACTTCTTCTTCTTGTTGCCCTTCGTCTTGACGTCCTTATCGACGTCGATGTCAGGAATTCCGTCGACGGCCTTCTCGAACAGGTCGCCGAGCTTCTTCTTCTTGCCGCCCTTTGTCTTGATGTCCTTGTCGATATCGATTTCGGGGATATCGAGCTTCGTACCCTTGCCGCCCGAGAACAGGCCCCACAGCTTCTTAAAGAGGCCGCCGAGAATGCCGATCTTGGTGCCGAACCCGGTAATGAACTTGCCGATTGCGCCGAGGATCTTGCCGGCCGCAAAGATGCCGACGAAGGTGGCGACGGCCACGCCGAGGTTATCCCCGCCCATCCATTCGATGAGGGTCGCCACGGCGCCCGCGATCTCGGCACCAATCTCGGTGAGCTTGCGCGCGAAATCGACCAGCTCCGGCAGAACCTCGATGACCTTGCGGATGTTTTCCTGGAACGACGGGTCGCGGAACAGCTCGCCGAACTTCTCGAAGGCAACCGTGATCTCTTCGAAGAACGCGGGGTCGATTCCGTTGACGATTTCGCTGAGACCGGTGAAGACATTACCGACGGCCTTGCCGATCCGCTCCCAGTCGACCTTTGCGAGCCCGCTGTTGATGGAGTCGAGGAACGAGCGCAAGCCGCCGCCGCCGCCAGCGAAAATCTGGATACCGGCCTTCATGGCGCCGTTCAGGAGATCCGCGATCTCCGAAAGGACGTCACCAAGGTTTCGGAATGCTCCAACGAGCGTTCCGTCCTTGATGACGTCGGCGACGTTCTCCTTGAACCCACGGCCAAAGTCGTTGATGAATTGGGTAAGCGCGTCGAAGGCAGTCTGCTGATTCGCCAGCGTGAAGAACGTCTGGACGATGTCCTGTAGCCCAGGCCGCATCTTGTCCAGCGAACCGGCGGTCTTGTCGAGAATGCCCTGAATGACGCCGAGTCCGCCCTGAGTGGTAATCCACTTCTGCGTGTCGGCGGCGATGTTGATAATCGACGTCGCGATGCGATTGAACGACGGCGTCAGGGTGTCGAGAGTGCCCTTCAGGTTCTTGAAAATGGGCGTCATGCCCTTTTCAAAAGTATTCGAGACCGACTTCTTCAGGCGGTCGAATTCGGGCTGCATCGTCTTGGCGGCGGCCTTGATGCCGTCGAGGCCGAGCATCACCGTGGCGAGCGCGCCACCGGCCAGGCCGATAAGCGCCGGGACCGCACTGATCGCAGCCGCAGCGGCGCCCCAGATCTGCGTAATGCCCGCACCGGCAATGGCGAGCAGGCCGGTAACCGAGCCGAGGCGGAGGATCAGCGCACCGGCGGAAATGGCGGCGCCTGCGACCTCCGCGAGGCCCTTTCGGATCAGCGCGAAACCGGCGTCCGAGTCCTTACCGAGCTGGCCGATGCCCTTACCGATGTTCTTGATGCCGGTACCGAAGCCGCCAAAGCCACGGTTGAGCGCTTGTGGCAGATCCTCGAAAAGCGAGGTCATCGACTTGCCGATGGTGCTGAAGGTGCTACCGATCAAGCGCGCGGTGAGCGAGGCGGACTTGCCCATCGCGTCCGACGCCTGCTGAAAGCGCTTCGTGTCGATGTCCGGCTCGATAATGGTCTTGATCTTCTTACCGCTGTGCTTCTTTACGGCGCGGTCGACCGCGCCGCCGAGTCCCTTTTCGTCAACGTCGGCGGGGATCTTGAGCGGCTTGCTATAGAGCTGAAAGAGCTGCGACTTGAAACTCGCGGCCTTGCGCTCGGCCTCAAGGATGTCGAGTTCAACCTTGGCCCGGATCTCGTCCTGGTCAATGGCCGCAAGCTGCGCCTGGAAACGCGCGAGCTTGGCCTCCTCGCCGTTCATCCGCGTGACGACGGACGGCGTGGCCTTTTCCGCACCGAGCTGGCGCAGGCGCTCGCGGACCTTGTCCATTTGCGCCAGAATCGGCTCAGTGCGGGCGTCGAGCTCCAGCTCAAAGCCTTCACGCTGAAGGCGCTCGACGTCCTTTTCGACGTCGGCGAGCTTGCGCTTCAGGAGCGCTTCCTTCGCGTCGAACTCCAAAAGGAGCGGGTGGCGCTTGACCGTGTTCTCGGCTTCGCTGACAACGGTCTCGACAGCCTTGTTAACGGCGGCGCTGTCGGCTTCGAGGTCAATGTCGAGGGTGCGCTTCTTGCTGGTCGCCTTCTCGATCTGCTCATCGAGATTGTCCGCGACGCGCTTACCGGCGTCCTCGCTCGCCTTGTCGAGCGCATCGGAAAGCGTCTCGCCGACCTTCGCGACCGCGTCATCGGCCTTTGCGGCGTCGGCCGCGATGCGGTCGGTGTCGATCCGGAGATCGAGCTTCTTTTCCTTCTGGTCGAACTCGCGCAGCGTTTGCTGAATGGAGTCCGGAATCTTGTCGAAGTCGAGATTGAGGTTCATGTCGAGGACGCGTGCGCCCTCGCGGGCCCATTCGGGCCAGTTCGACTCGTTGACCTCGACGTTGATTACCGACTTCGCCGACTCGATGTCTTGAACGAGGCTCCCGACCTCGCGCGACATGTTCGTGCGGTCGATGTGCAGGTTCGACAGGGAGATCGGCGAATCGGCAATAATCTTGCCGACCTCCGCCGTAGCGTCCTTTGCGGCCTTGCGGACGGACGCCTTGTCAATCTCGACGCCGACCTTGAGCTTGGCAAGCTCAAGCCCGGTCGTCGCCTCTGCCCAGGCCGTACGGATCTGCGTCTTATCGAAACGAACGGCAACAGCGAGCTTCTTAGTCGGCGTAAGGCCGGTAATGGCCTTGTCCAGCTCGCCCTTGATTTGCTTGCGGTCGAACGTGACCGGAACAGTGATCTTCGGAAGCCGCAGCTTCTCGATTTCCGCGCGGAACTGTGCCCGGTCGATTTCCCCCTTGATGGGGATGTCGACCTTGACGTTCTTGGTCTCCTTGGCGAGACCCTTTTCCGCGTCTTCCTTAAACTTGCTCGTGTCGGGTGCTACCCGGACTGTTACCCGGCCGACTTCCGGTCCACCAGGACCAGCCACGGGTCACCCCCAAAGGAATTGCTATTCGCGCGGCGGACCCTGCTGCATCTTAATCAATTCGCTAACCGTAAGCCTCTTCGGCTTGCGGGACTTCTTCGGCGGCTCGACCAATGGCTTGCGCGTCGGCTTTCCTCCGCGCTGCCTGTTCCCAGCGTAAGTGAGATTCACCAATGTGGCGAGCATATGCATTTGCGAAGTCCACGGCCGGAATTCGTGTCCGCCGCGCACACTCGCTACGTACGCGGATTCGTCGCCGAATTGCCCGACGAGCATGAGGACATAGCGCGGAGAGAGCTTCCCGTCAGGGCGAAAGAGGTCTCGAATGTCGAGGCCGAGGTTCGCCAGGTCGAGAGCCAGCTCCGCGCCGTGGTCCTCGATCAGCTCGACGAGCTTGAAGCTTCCCCCGGCTGCGACCGCTCGATGTAAATGGAGAAAAGCTCCTGGAAAGAGTCGTCGTCATTGCTCTCGACCCAATCCCGGTACTTCTCCGGGTCGGCCGAGGCCATCTCCAACAGCTCGTCCATGGCGCCGTACAGCTCGTAAAGGCCCGTCGCCTGCTCCATCATCATTTCCTGCGACGGGTTCTTTACGCGCTTGCGCTTCCTGTCGAGCTTCTCCAACTCGGTCTGCTGCGCCTGCAACTCCGAGAACATCTTGAAGAATCGTGCGCGCTTGCGGAAAGGCAAACGCATATACCCGATCAGCTCGGGGCTTCCCTTGGGGAATTCGCGCGGCGCGGCGTCCGCCTGCAATGCATCAACAGTGGTCGGCTCATCAGCCATTGGACCCGTCATAAAGCGAATGGTAAAGCAAAAAAAGGTGGCCGCTGGCGACGGGGTCCAATTCGTCGCCAGCGGCCGATCGGGGGTTACGGAGTGGTGTCGCCGAGGTGCGCGGCAAGGAACGTCATCAGGCTCTCGCCGGTCACACCGAGAACGGTCATCCGGACGGGCAGGCTCATAAAGCCCTCGACGTCCAGCTCGATGTCATCCTCGGCCGCGATGCTCACCTTGGGGACATAAAGCCCGATCTCGTTGGCGCCGTCGATGATGCGGACGTAGACCGCGCGCTCGGTGGTCTCCGAAACGGTGGGGATACCGAACTCGCCCACAACGGAGGCGTCGCCGCCGCCGAAGTACATTTCGAGCGAGTTGTTGTCGATCTGCTGCAACTGCATCGTGATCGCGAAGGACGCGGGGTCGCGCCGCTCACGCAGGCTCGGGTTTTGCCAGGTGCCAATGACCTCGCTGTCGCCGCCGTCGCGGGTAATAGTCAGGCCGTCGTCTCGCGACGTGTGGCCCAGCTCCTCCCACGGGGTGGTCGGTGCAACCAGGCTGACGGGCCGAACAGTCTCGGCGGGCGCGACGTAGACGCGGCCCGTACCCGGAATGTAAACGGCAGAGTCATTCAGTGCCATTTGAACTCCAATTCAGGCATGGGGAACTTGATTAGGAAAAATCGTGGCGCATTCGGATTTCGTGCAGCATTTGAAACCGCCCGATGCGAGGCAGGTCCGGGTCAGACAATTCCTCCGGACCGCTCGATTCGCGCACATCGACAATGTGCCCGACTCCCGGCACGACGATTTGCTCGTCCCATGCCTTGAAATACGCGCCGCGTACCGCGTCGCACAGGTCTGATGCGGCCCGAAAGGGGTCGACGGGGTCATCCGCCCAAACCTGAGTGCTGATCCACGGGCGATCGGTAAAGCGTGGATTTGCCACGCGTCCGGCCGTGCGCCGGATGACCACCACGGGAACCAACTTGTCGAGGTTGTCTGGAATTCGGCTAAAGACCTTGACGTTCGCGGGAACGCCGAGCGCCGGATTCCGCAACAGCCCCAAAAGCAGGTCGAGGTAGTCGAGGCTGTAACGGGCCATTACCAGACGTCCCCCGTAATGGCGTGTACGCCTTGGGTGGGTCCGCCCTTACCCATTGCACCGGTGCGGCCGAACTCGATTGCGAGTGCGCCGCCGTCCGGATCTTCGAGGTAAAGGTGTCCGTCGGTATCGCCCATGTAAGAGCCAATCGAGGAGTGCCGTGCCGTCCGCCCTGAAGGCTTGGCGCCAAGAATTGCCTTGGCGCGAGACTCGGCCTGTTCCAGCTTGGCTCGGATTGCGTTCTTGACGCCGCCCAGGTGGGCGACGTCGTCATTGCAGCTTTCGTAGATGTGGACGGCCATTAGCGCTCCTCCTTCAAGGTCGCGCTGACGTGCTGCGTGCCGTCAGATGACGTGAAGTACAGAGGCCCACCGAGAATTGCGAGGGACAAACCATTCCACTCGACGCGGGACCACCACCCGATAGGTGCGGACCGCGCGAACAGCCGCCACGCGGCGTCGACTCGCTGCCCCTGCTGAACCGAGACCGCCGCGAACGCACCACGCGTCGAGGCGAGAGGGGTCATTAGGCAGCCGTGAATCACAATGCCGACGTCGGACGGCTTGTAGAACTGATTCCCGCGCGAATCCTCTCCGTGGATTTCCGGAAAGACGGTCACGGTGTGCGGCCCCGAGTCGAGCAGAATGGACATTTAGTCCCCTTCCGCCGTCAGCGGAAACAACTCGCATCCGTAGTTGTCCTCCACAAAGAGCGTGGCGCAATAGTCGTCGCCGCGCTCCACGGGTTGAGTCCACAATCCGGAGCGCCCGAGGGCTCGCCGGATCATGGCGATTTCGCGGTCCGTCAGATAGAGGCTCGAATCCCCATCTGTCCGTTGGTACGAGTAGTCACCGGCGGACTCAGACTTGAACCCCTGCGGATTGCGCATGACGCGCTCCGCGACCCGCAGCACGATTGTTCGGATGGGGGCCGGGACAGACGCGATATCCCCTGTGAGGGGGTCAATCCACGTCTGTCCGGCCTCCATCCGAACTAGTGCACTGGCGTCATCGAGAACCGCCTCAACCCTCGGCAACTCTTCGGAATTGAAGGTCCGGCCGAGCCGGTACTCCAAATCCTCCACATTGACGAGAGGCGGCTCCATTTGACTTACGCCGCCGTGATCTTGACCGCGCGAACGAACGACGGGCCCATAGCCGTGCCCGCGCCCGCGCCGTCGAGGTCGACCAACGGACCGTCGGCAACAATGTTCGTGCCGATGTAGGTGTCCACCAGGGACCGGTCCTGAACGTTGCGGAAGTCGTAGTCGCGCAACCAGCGCATCGCCAGGCCGTAAGCCGAACGCGAGGCACCGAAGGTGGCACCCTCGGGAATGGCGGGGGCCTGCATCGAAAGCACGTACGCGCTCTTGTGGAACGCGAACGCGACATTCGAGGGCAGGGCGTTGGAAACGATGACCGCGTCGAATCCGGCCAAGCGGCCAATGACGGCGCGCCGCAGCGCGGAGTCCGTACCGGACTTGTCGACCTGGTTGAGGTGGTCGCTCTTGAGGAAAATGCCCTCAAGGTCGGCACCGACAACGAGGTAGCGGTCGCTCATCGGGACATTCGCCTTGTTGAGCGCGACGCGGGCGTCAACGACCGTGTTAAACGGCTCGGCGGTGTCGAGGACGAGGTTCGTGGCGTAGGTGGCGCCGGTCATCTCGGCAGCGACGGCGTTCTCCACCGCCTCCGCGCACGCGCGGACCTGCGGGGTGAGAATCTGCTCGCCGAAATTGGTGATGTCGAGCGTCAGCTCCTCATCCGTAATCGCAATGGCGGAGTACGGAGCGGTGTCGAGCGTGACGTCGACCTTGGTCTCGGTCAGCTCGTCCATGACGATGACGCCGGAGCCCTCAGAGGCAGACGGTCGCGCGCCACGGAAAGTGCGGGTCCGTGCCGTGGTCCGCGCCGGGACGCGAAGCGAAATCGTGTCGCCGAAAGCGCCCTTGAACGATCCGCCAGCGTCGCGCCAGGTCACACCAGGCAGGATGATCTCCCGCTCAAGAATGCCGAGGGCCGCAGCCGCAATACGGTTGGACTTCAAATAGGTATTTGCCACTTCAACTCCTTAAATCTAGGTGACCGCAAAAGCCGAAGTGGCTTCTAGCCTCGCGGTAATGCGAATTAGCGGCCGAAAATCATGGTTGCGAGCTTTCGGGGGTCAGACTCTTCGTCGTCGTCCTCCGGGTCCGCGCCGCCGCGAAGGCGCTCACGCGGAGATCCGGCAACTCGCTTCCGCTCGACCTTTTCCGGCTTCTCCGGGGGTGCAGGCGCCAAAAGCTCGAAAAGCTCGTCGGCGTCCTCGTCCAAATCCTCGTCGGTCTCGCCCCGAACACGCTTTGCGACGGCCTTAACTTGCGCCAGCGTCGCGTGCGCGGGAGCGCGATCCATCGCGACCGAAAGAGCCTTGGCGCGCTGTTCGGCCTTTGCAGCCCGACTAGCGGCCTCCTCCTTGGCCTCCATCAATCGCTCCGACTCCGACTTTCCGGCGTCCTCGTATTCCTTCATCTTCGCGCGAATGGCTGCCAGCTCCTTGCGGGCTAGATTCCGCTCGCGCTTCATGGAATCGAGCGCCTTCTTACCGGCGTCGCCGAGCTTTGAAGGGTCGCCACGGTCCTCGTCGTCATTGCCGCGATTGCGCTCACGAGTCCGGTGCGTATTGGACGAGTCGTCGTCGTCCTCTACGTCATTGTCGTCATCGTGCTCGTTGTCATCGTCGGCGTCGTCGTCTCCGAGAAGGCGTCGCGCCTCGTCTTCGGCGAGATCGTCGTCGTTGTCGCGGTCATTGATGACCCTCGGCTTTCCAGGCATTCCTGTCTTCCTTTCCCCGTGCGGGATCACCGGCCCTTTGCGGAGCCGGTAAGTAATCAATTGAGGTCAGACGGCCTTACGTGCCGCTTCCCGTTGCTCCCGTTCATATGCGCGTCTGAACGCATTGACGGAGTCCTTTTTCCCCTTGGCGAAGTCAATCCACATCTGCTGAAACTTCCGTGCATCTCCGGGCCACGCCTGCGAGTTCGAATAGACCGCTTCGGAGGTGCACATGCAGTTGTCGTGGTATTCGGCGCCAACGGGTCGGTTGCGCCCGCGTACGACGCGGGTCGCGGAGTTCGCGTTCTTGTAGACGGGGCCGCGCGAGGCGAGCATTGCGCACCACGAGCAACAGCCGGTACGGGTCACGCGAATGTGCCCAACGGCAATCGGGTCCCGATTGACCAGCTCCAGGTGCGCTTCACGACCTCCGGAGAGGACATGGCGCGCAGCGGAGCCGCCCGCCTGCACAAGGGCATCCCGCTTTGCCTGCTCGGGGCTCTTTCCGCGCTTCCGCTTTGCCTTGATGTTCGACGGGCCGGTCACGGCGAGCGAGATTTCCGTCGCCTTGTCGAAATCGGTCCAATCGATCGTCGGCCGCACGAGATTTGAGCGATAGCCACGCGTAATACGCGGCGGCGGCTTCTCGGCTGCCTTCTCGGCGGCCTCGATCTCGCGGAACCGGCGGTAATACTCTTCGACCTGATCGGCCGAGAGATCCCGGTACCGCTGAATGATCGGCATTGCGGCCTGAATCCACGGGCCCCCCGTTGTGTCGAGGTCGTAGGGATTCAGCAGCGGCCAAATGTCCAGGAATTCCTTCATGAACGCGGCCTTGATTCGCACCTGCTCGCGGCGCATTGCGTTAGTCAGGCGCCGGCCCTCGGGGGTACTCGCCATTACTGGCTCACAACACGCGGAGCCTGCTCCTCGGGCGCGCTTTCGACGTCGGCGGGCTCGGGAACCGCAGAAGCCTTTGCCTGCGCCTCCATTTCCCATCGCATTTGCATGATGGGATCGCCCTCCATTGCCATCTTCGCCCACTCCTCGACGTCCGACCGCTCGACGCCGGGAATGCGACCCCAGAGAGCCTTGACGGGAATGCCGAGCATCGTCGCCGCCTTGCCCAGCGCGTCAACGGCCTGGCTGATGGAGCGGATCTCCATGTCCTGCCAGGTGACGCGGCCCGAAGGGTCACGCGCGTACTCGTCGGCATCGGAAATCATCGCCGCGAGGCGCAATGCCTGTGCGTGCGACCGGCCAAACGACTTCTGCCGCTCGACGACCTTCTGCGTCAGAGACGCTCTAGCCGCTGCGAGAGCTTCTGCAGAAAGGTTTGCAAGCTGCCCAGTAAGTTCGTGAGTAGGCGTTTGACTGACGGCGGCAAGGGCTTCAATGTCACTCCTCCACGCAGAAATGAATCCCTCAAGCGGGGTTTCATCCAATGTCCCGAACTTGGTGTCGGGGTCCTCGGCGACCAGAAGGTCGTCCTGGCGCAATTGCAGCTTCTTGCGGTTCGCCGCCTCTTCGGTGTCGGGCTCGGCGAGTCCGGCGACCGTGCGAATCTTCCACGACGAGAAATGCTGCGTGAGCATCCGGTCGTAGGCGGTCTTGTTGATCCGCCGCGCCAGGCCGATGTGCGGCTCGACCTCGCCAGGCGTGCGCCCGTCGAGATCCAATTCGTTGCAGTACCGCACGATCGGCACGACACCGAGTCCGTGCTTCACCGAACCGGCGTAGGAGAAATTCTCCCCAATGTTGTCGACGTGGATCTCGTGCACGAGCTGGTCGTCAAAGAGGTGGCAAATGAAATCGTCGCCGTCCTCCTCGACCTTCAGCGCGTACATCGGCCAATCGTCGGAGGCCGGGTCGTCGTAGGCCGCGTACATCTTCCGGGGACTGATTCCCCGAATGACGGGCTCGGGCTCACCGAGGAAGTTCTCTCCGGGCAGCACCGAAGCGAACGAGTAGCCATAGGCGAGCGCCGCACGGTGGATAGCGATTTGCCGCTGGTCCATCCCATTCGCCATCCACACGTGCCACGGCGAATTCGGGTCCGTGTCCTCGGCGCTCGGATCGTCGAGCTTCGACCGGTAGCCGTCGACATACATCGATTGGGCCACCGTCGTCACGACCAGCGAAAGCCACGGCACCCGCGACAAGTCCGCGAGGCCCCTCAGTTCGGGCGTCGCATTGCGGGGGAGACGCACCGGCTCCTGGTGCCACCGATACCAAAGGTCGATGACGTCGAGGCGTTCACGCTCGGTCTGCCACTTCCCGAACAGCTTCTTTGCGCGATTGACTGCGCCCAGCTCGTCAAGAGCGGCCATTACCAAACCTTTCCGGTCCTAACTCGCTTCTTGGACGCCTCCGCAAGAAGATCAGCACGAGCCATATCCGCCAGTTGCAGCGCAGCGAACGCGTCGACTTTGTTCGGCGAATCCTTGCGCTCCTTCCCGAAGGAAATGCCCCAGCGGTTCGGCCGACGACGCGCGTTGAGCACGTGTCGACGCAAAAGAGACCCGCCGTCGTGGATCAGCGATCCATCTTGAATCGCCGCCACCAGGCGCTCGGTCGCGACCGTCAATAGCGACAGCCGACCACGCATATCCCACCCGACGGCGGAATTCGTGGACGCCTTTACGTCCAGTCCCGAGCTGTACTCGTTGGACCACTTGTCGACGTAGGTTTCGAAGTACGCCACGTCGCTATAGAAACCGCGTACTCGGTAAAGGGCGAAAGCCGAAGCGATGAGTCCGTCGAAATACTCTCGGTCGACTTCCCAACCCTCACCGGCCGGGCCGCGTGGCTTCTCCATTGCGCCGAGGACCGTGGCGAATCGGTCGGACACTCGCAAAGCGACGAGGACGGTGGAGTCATCGCTCTTCGAGCCGTCGAATCCCAGAGTGATTTCGTCGCCAGGTTCGAGCGTATCTTCGACGGCGCACTCGTCCCATTCAGCGGCCGTGACCAATGCGTCGTCAGCGCTCGCCACCTCATTTAGATAGAAGCGCCGCGCATCGGCGGGGTGGGTGGACGGGTCGTAGACCTCATTGACGATGCGGTCGACATTCACCCATGGCGCGTCCCGGTAAAGCTCGGTCAGCGCCTCGCGCAAGCGCGGCTCGTCGGACAAATCCCTGACAACGGCCTTCGGGTGGTACCGCATGAGCCCGCCGTCGCCGCGCCGCTCGCCGCCGTCATTCTCGGCTTCGGCAATCTTGTCCGCGTAGATCGAGGTCAGCTCGGCGACGGATTCCTCGCCAGGCGTCCAAGCGTTCGTCGTTTCCAGCGAGCGCCCATTCATCTTTCCCAGGTTGCGGCGCAACGTGGAGGCGAGCCGGATGCCGCCATTGACGGTGTTCCACAGGTGCGGCTCGTCGAGGATGGCATCGGTCAGTCGCGCGCCCTCTCGCGAAGGCGCGGACGCGGTAACCGGCTCCAGCTTCCCGTTGCGCGTACGCACGCGCGTGACACCGAGGTCGAGACCTTCAATCTCGTTGATCGCATTGCCCTCGCGAAGCATGGAGAGCACCAGCGACATCGTGTTGTCAGTCTGATCCTGGCTGACGGCCGCCAATTGCACGTGCGGCGACGGGTGCGGCCGTCCCACGGCTTCCCCATATGCGTCAAAGCCGTCGAAAAGTACCTCGGCTCCCAGTGCGCAGCAGGAGAGGGCGGCGGCGAGCGGTGACTTTCCGGAGCCCTTCGGCAATACGATCTGGCCGCGCCGATAAAGCCATTGGCCTTGCTTATCAACGGCGTACCACCAGGCGACGATTCGGGCTTGGGTCTTCGTCCATTCCCAGGGGAGACCGGCCTCGGTGCCGTCGGGCTGGGCAAGGAACTCGTTGCCCCAGGCGAGGACGCCCCAGCCGAGAGTGGCGATTCCGTACTCGTCCGGCATACCGGCGGGCAGGCCGTCCGGTGCTAACGGGAGTCGCAACGTGACCTCCCATGGTACGATCTTGTCGCGGAGCGACATCGGGGAAAAGGGGAGACATGGGAAAGTACAAGGTGAAAAAGGCGCGGCGAACCGCCGAGAATTTGTCGATTCAGGCGCAGGCGCACGAGGTAATGGCGAAGCTGTACCGCGAACTAGGCAATCACGACCTTGCACGAGAGGAGTTCAAGTCCTCGATTCACAAATTCAACATGGCCGCCGAGCTGTATAAGGACATCGCGCTGCACAACAAGCTGGTCAACATGAAGCGCATTTTGAAGGCGACGAGAAAGTGAGCGACGACGGAGTGGGAGCGATGATGACGACCGAGTGGACGAAGAGCACCGAATGCAGCATGGGGACGTGCGTGGAAACGCGGTGGATGAAGTCGAGCGCCTGTACCTACGGCGACTGCGTGGAGATGCGGTCCTGCGATGGCCACGTGCAGTTGCGGGACTCGAAGAACCCCGAGGTCGTACTCACCATCACCCCTGACGACTGGCAGGCTTTCCTCGTCGGCGTGAAGCGAAACGAGTTCGACCTGCCGACGGCGATGTGATGGAGGATCGCGGCAAGCTCAATTGCGTGCCCGTGCCGGTGACCGTGCAACGGAAATTTCGACGGTTCACCAATGGTATGGCGATATCGGTGACATTAGCATTCAAGGTTTCGATCCGCACAGGGGTGGTCTAAATGGCTCGCAGGATTGTGACGCATTACGAGGACGGGACGTTTTCCTATTACTTGAAAGTGACCGAGGCTGACCGCCGCGCGGCCCAGCGCGCCATCGCCAGTTCGTACAGCGAAAGGCACATGTGGTGGGAGTGGAGGAAAGCTGGCGGACGCGGGGCGATCGTTGATTTATTCCGGCGCATTACCGGGCGCAAGCTCCTCAACAACGGCCC